ATAGAGAACCCACCCCCTTTATATAACACCCCCTATCAATCGCCAAGAAATTTCTTTCAAAAATAAAATAAAAAGAGCAACAACATTTTTAAAACACAATGCTATTACTCTCTCTATATATTACACACACAACACTACACACAATACTACATACTAATCATTCAAATCCATATCGGTATTATCTTTCTTATCGCTTAGGAACTTGAACAAAGTAGTGCATACAATACCAACATAAACAGTACCAATTAACGTAAGCAATTCATTACTAATCATTCCTTTAAACACAGTCATACCAAGTACATATATTAATAATACACAGCTCTCTACTGCTAATCGTTTCTTAACACTAGGTTTTAATGTACCTGTATCAATTAACTCTAGTACCAAACTTAAGACCTGCATAAAAACAACCAGTGCTATTTCTTTCATATACCTATATTCTCCTTTATTATTAATTCTCTATATCATACGTTTGTAAGTTACCTGTAAACACATAACCACCATACAACCATTTGCTATTAGGAACGCTTGTAAAGAATGTAGCTTGCCAACGTTTAGGAACTACTGGACTCCAGTTATCTTTAGCAACTCTAAACAAACTCATATAACAGCCTTTAGCTTTGGCTTGTAAGTAATCTGTTCCGTCAGGGTCAGGGTTGTATATAATTGAATTGTTCCAGTCTTTACTTGCTGGAATATCTTTTATATTACTATAATAGACCTTTTCAGGGTTAACAATTTGTGCAAAGCTTTCAACTTCTGCCTGTACTTCAAACTCTTGTGTTACAGGGTTAAAGCCTACTGTGTTAAATCCTGTGTGTGTATTTACTTTAAAAGCTGAACAGAAAGCATATTCCTCACTATAATAAAAACCAAAGTTTGCCGAAACTTCTCTTAAACCTTGCGCTCCCTCGTAAAACATCCAGTCATAAAGCTCTTGTTCATGTAACGTAAAGTCTTCCCCTGTTACACTTTCGCCCTCAAACAACATGATATTTTTAACTTTCCAAGCACTATTTTTTTTAGCTCTCCACCGTAAAGAACGACCGCCAGTTGCTGGTAGTGTGCTTTTAGTTGTGAATGTATAAACACATCTGTGCCAAGTTGTATCTTCTGTGTCAATCCTACTATTCCAGTCCGCATAACCGTCAACCGCTGTACCGTCATATAATACACCATTAATATATAAAGGCTTAGTTCTATCAATGATTGTATTGCTAGAAGTACCAAAAAATGTTTCCATACTTCCCGTAATATAAGGACTTGTTCTCCTCATATCCCATTGCCATGTATAAGTTGTGCTAGGTTTTAATTGATTCAACTGTGCATACATTGCGTAATCTTCATTATCTTTTGTGCTAGGACACTTAAAGCCATAGTACCCGCTTGTGTAAGTTCCAGCGTCAAATATATCGCCATTTCCTCCAAAATCAGTCCAGCAAGTACCGCCCGATTTAGTAAAATAATCTCTAGTCCATAAGCTAGAGCCTGAGTTATAAGGGTCAACATACACCCAGCCACCTTTTAACAAGTTTTTGATTTTATTAGGCTTCATTGTTGGTACTATCATTGTTTCCTTTAACATATCCCAGTAATCAGCTTTAGGAATGTTAAATTCTAACGTGTGTTTCCCTAACCCTATCAAGTCCAAAGGGTTCTTAATATGTACCTCTTTGCCGTTTATTGTACTATCCATTGTGTAACCCTCTCATTCCGTAACCGTCTATAATAAAATCCTGCCCGCTAAAGTTTAAGGCTTTTGTGTTATCCGTCCAGCCTGTAATGTTATTTGTCGTTTCAATCTTCATTAACGCACCATTTAGCACCAAAGAAATATTTTTAGCTTGTGGACTTACTCGCATTCCTGTTTTTGTTACTGCCCAACTTTGAGGCTCTTCCTTTCCCTGTCTGATAGTTACATCAGTTAACACTTTAAGGCGGTATATTTTCATACTTACATCAATAAGCCCTTGTGCGTACATATTACCGTTCTTTTGGCTTTGTAGCGGGTCAGCATAAGCCAGCACGCAAAAATCCATGTTTTCATCATAATATAACAAATTGTAAGTCGCTTTATTACTAAAGAAGTCAATATATTGCTCTTGTGTTAAAGCCACTTGTATTTCTGATTGCGAGAAGTTGATTAATTCTATAGGGTTGTGTATTAACACTTCCTCAAAATTTAACCATGAAATCATTTATAAACCCTTTCTATTGTGCAAAGTCCTGTCATGAAGTCTGTAGCTCTTATTCCACACTCTCCATACGTTAAATTAGCTACGTTTGCCTTTTGACCCCACCATGACAATTTAGTGTTATAAGCCATAGTGTACATCTGAGGGTTAAACTTAACATTTTCGTATTGAATAGTAGGAAAAAGCTCTTCTACTCCCAATGTTACAGGTCTAGCATTTGCTGGAAAGTCCGCATAATTCTTATCAGTCATGATAACATTACCCTTTAACTCTCCATTTTGCGGTATAATTGTACTCCATGCTGTTGCATAAGCTGTAGCACCACCTGGTATTGTAAATTCTACTGATTTACTCCAAGTTCCGTTCCCTTTGTCTGTAAACAGCCAAGCCTTTTTCGTTGTAAAGTTTGCAAAAAGTAATTCCGTTGGTACTGGTCTAGTTCTTGAATTACTGTAAGTTCTGAACCAGTCTTCTGTATCACGTTCAGTTTTCAATACACTAGGTAGCCAAATTGTCTTCATTGTAGAAGTACCTTTCAATGCTTGTGTATCAGTTTCAGTCAATTTAGGCTTGTAAGGTTGAATTACCGCACCAGTTGGAAAACAGATATTACTTGTCCAGTCGTTCATGTTGCTATACTCTGTTTTTTCAGACACCCTACAATTCTCAATGTTATAGCTTGCCCTCATTTCATTCATGTATCTATCAAAGCCCCATTTGCTCCAATAAGAACCCATGTTATAACCAGCATTAACCATAGCAGACCGAACCACTTCATCAACCCTATAACGTTTGTCAGTTTGTTGATAGTAATAACCTTGAATAATATTACTTGCCATTTCCCCAAAAGTACAGTCTATAGCTGTGTTTGCGTCAGTAACATATAAAGGTTCTTGATTATCAACCCACGCTCTAGTGTCAATATCAAAAGTTTGTCGCTTGTCTGTGAACTGTTCAGGATAGATAACAGACCCTGTTAAGTCAAATATACCCTTATTCCCGTTCAAAACGTGAAATTTAATAGTTCTACCTGATTCAACATCATAAGTATCGCTATCAATACCAATTAAGACTCTTTGAGCTAAAGGACGACTATAGCACCACACAGCCTCTTGTTTACAAATTCCTCTTTCTTCTAGGTAGAAAAAGTTTTCAGCCCCTTTTGAACCTACCCACTCATAATCTTTATAATTATCACTTGCGCTTGAACCCTCATAAAAGCCCGTGAATGGTGGTATGCTGTCACATTCATCTAGCTTTCTATCTCTGTCAATTTCATCTCCGTCAGTAGAGAAAGGAGTTAAATTAGAACCTTGTTCAATCTTAGGGAAATAAATTTCTAAAGTAGTAGCCTCTGTGGTAGCCTCTTCCGTTTCTACTGTAATTCCGAAACGTTCTGTAGTACCCGTATAAGGTAGAGTGAATGTTGTAGCCATTTTTTGCCACTTCTCAGCTCCGATAGAAACAGTTTGGATAGTTTGGTCATATTGCCCCCATATTGCACGTAAGACCACATTTATAGGCTTGTCGCTAGGGTTGTAAATTTCAGCGCTGTAAGTATAAACTTGTCCTTGTGTAAGGTTAGGTTTTATAAACTTAGGGTATAAGCTAGGATAATTACCTTTGTCATAGTCTGTACAAAACGTGATACCCGTTTTTTTCTCCTCCCCCTCAGGCTTCCATACTACAGAACCCCAGCTATATGGACGATTCCAGTTTAATTCACATGCTTTTCTAGTCCAGCGTCCGTCTGTGCCTTTTGAACCGTCTGAAAGATAGATAAGATTAGGCAAGAACTCGATTGTTTCAATAGCGTTTAAATTAGCACGTTGTACTAAGTTTACGTTAGGTATTACTTTTGTGAAATCTCTGCCTGTGTCAGGATTCCAGCAATATGCTTTAAATTTAACCAATACTTAAGCCCTCCACTAAGTCAATCAATTCTTGTTCTTGTGATACATCATCAACTTTCTGTTGTTTTAATTGCACATTTGCGTCAACGTAAACTCCTTCAATTTCCATAAGCTTTAATAAAGCCCCTCTATCAGGTAGTTTCTCTACTTCTGTTACTGTTCGTGTTCGCTCTGTGCGTCTTCCATTGCCTTTGTTTTCGTATTTAATCACTGTCTTAGTTTCCTTGCCACCATAAGCAAGCTTTCTAAGAGCTTCTAACATTTTTGCCTTTTCTTGTTCAGTTGTCATATAAAGAAGTCCTCGCTTTCCTCTGATTCTAAGAACCACCACATCAAGTTAATAAGAGCGTCTGCCAAGTCAATTTTATCAGCATACCCTTTTTTTACTATACGCATTAAGTCAAAGTCATTTATTTTAGTTTCTGCATTCATCAAGTGAACCGCTAAAAGCCTACTATCAAAATGTATTCTACCCTCTTCCATGAGTTTGCGGGTCATGTCAATTGTATTTGACAGCTTGAAACTATTTTGCATAACCTTGTTATAAAATTCAATATCGTAAGTGTCTTCAAATCGTCTTATAAAATTACTTGCATAGTTCGGGTCATAGTTTAGGGCTATCGGTCTAACATCTCCCATAGCACCCACGAACGAACCCCAAGCGTCATCTGACAAATTATTAACACCCTCATGTGTAATTGTTTCCCCTAAGTGTGCATACTTATCTTCTGCAAATTCAGGCATGATAGGAATAGCTTTAAAATAATAGTGTCCGTTTTCTCTATAACCTATCACAGTTCCCCATACGTCGCCTTTAACACTAAAGTCTGAACCAATAGCAACTAAACGACCTGAGAAGTCAAGAGTAGGTACAAGGCATTTATCTACAATTTCCTTTGTAAAAATGCTTGTGCTATCGTGCATAGAAAGGTTAAAACGTTTTGTAATAATCTTAGCCATTTTAACAGGATTACCAATAGCCCCAATAAAATCAGCTTGAATATCTTCTAACTTGACTGTATAGCCTAAAGCTGGATTAGCTTTGATATACTTGCTAGGGTCTTTTGTTTCGTCGTAGCTGTCTAAAGCATAATAGAACACCCAGCGTGTAAAGTCATCATTTTGAACCCATTCTTTCCATTGTTCCAACTCGTCATCATAAGCACCGCCCCTAATTACGTTGTTAGTAGTGGAAATAAAGAGCGTACCCTCATTTTTTGCAAGCCCCTGTCTTAAAGTGATAAGCGGGTTCTTTTTGAATGCACCGAACTCGTCTATAATTATAAGCTGTTCCCGTCCACCGTCTAGTGTGTCCTCGTTACTAGCATAGATAGAAATTTCTGTGCCTTTACTTTTCAGAATTGAATTATCTTTAACAAGTATTTGCTCTTGGTTTAATTTAAATTGATTACGGAATTTGTTGATTATAGTACCTTTACAGTTACCCATAGCCCGAAAGTGTTTCATCAAGATTTTTTGTGCTTGGTCTTTTTTCGTAGCCATAAGAGCAATAACCGCATTAGGTTTAGGAAAAAGGAATAACTCAATTAAAGCTATCATAACATCAAGGATAGACTTAGCATTTGACCGCCCTACAATTACAACACACTCACGTATATTATAAGGAGTACAGTACATAATAGTTAAAACAGCTTTATGATAAGGTATAATTTTAAATCTGCGGTTATCAGGTAAAGTCATATACTCCTCAATGAAATTAAAAATCTTTTCTGCTTTGTCGTAGTCTATCTGATGTTCGATTTTAGCAACTTTCAATTTCAATAAGTTTATCATTTCGCCATTTTCTGCCTCTGTGCCTATCCATTCTTGTATTTTAGATATAATTATCACTCCTTTCTCTAAAGTCTTCATACGGCTTAAATAAGCCCTTGTGCAAGTAATCTAGCATAGTCTATCATATCGCCTGAACGTTCCATTCCCTGATGACAAGAATGGCATAAAACCTCTGTAGGAACATCTATAACTTCTTTTCTAAAGTCATTTACTTCTAGTAACCCGTCTTTCCATTGAAGAGGTATAGAGTGATGACAAATTAAATGTTTTGTACTCCAGCACCTCTCACAATGTCCGACACGGTTTTTTTCGCTCTGCGCTTTCTTTATCCAGCGAGGGTCATTATATAGTTTATCCTTTGTATAAATCAACGCCTATTCAATCTTACCCCATTTCTTTCTAACTTGCTGTAAATCTCGTTTGCAATTGCTCTACCGTCTGCATTGCTTTGTACTTTAATTTCAATAGTCGTATTAGAATTATCTTGCGTTCCAATAGTTGGGCTTGTTGTTACGTTGCCTAAACCGCTTGGAATTTGCTGTGTAGCACGTTCAATAGCTTTTGATTGCCCAGCGAAAAATTGTAGGTCAAGCGGAATTTTACCAGCTCTTGAACCTAAAATCTTTTGTTGTAATCGTTCGTTAGTTTTAAGATTCAAAGGCTCTACAGGATTCACAGCCCAACCAGTCCAGCCACTAGACCAGCCATTTTTACCATTAAACCCTAAGACTTTACCGATTAAACCGCTCTTACCAGTTACACGATACAACCCGCTTACTACATCATCAATTTTATTTGATACATCAGATAACCAGCTATAAAGTCTTGAAAGTTCTCTAATAGCTCCACCAATTTCACGAACAAAGCCCATGATAGAAGAGCCATTAACTTTATTAAAGAAGTTTTGCACTTCCTTTTTAGCGTCCTCTACAGCACCCTGAAACTCTTCTTCTGACACTTTACCGTCTTTGTTCTTGTCAATGATTTTTACAAGACTTCCGACCGCTTGCCCTGCCATTTGTCCGAGTTGTTGCCCGACTATCATGCTCATTTCAGTAGCGCTATTACCCATATTAGCCATGTCAACATCTACATCACTCATACCTTTTCTAAAGCCCTCTAGTGATGAAGTGTTAAAACCGTTACTAATCATTTCACGGATTTGACCCCATGTGCTAGGACCAGCGCTTGCTAAAGTTTCCCCTTGTGCTTGGAAAATTTGTAAAGCTCTGTTCATTACTTCCGTGTTAAACGTTCCGTCTTCCATAGCTTGTTTAAAGTTTTCCATTGTAACAGTACCGCCAGAAGTTGCGTTCATAGCGTTTGTTAGTTTAGTTGCAAAATCATCTCCAAAGACCTTTTTGAAATCATCTACAGACAATTTACCAGCTTTTAACTCACGTTTAACACCACCAGCTGAAACTTCTATACCTTTCATAGCTGTTTGAGCCTTAGCCATTTTAGTCGCCCAGTTATCGCCAAAAGTATTAGCTAGTAAGTCAGCACTAACTTTTCCCTCTTGTAATGCTTTAGGCAATTCTTCCGCTTTAATACCAACATTTTGAAGTTCGTTTGCCGCTTGAATTAAAGTATCACGGAACTGCGCACCAAGTGCCGATTGCATCATTTGGTTGAAATCTTGTGCATGTAGAGTTCCTGAACCTAAAGCCTGTGCTAAACCGTAAGTAAATTGTTTTTGTGTATCCATTGACAGCCCTAAACTATCCCCGATAGCGTTAATAGCATTAACTGTCTTATAGGCTTCATCTCCTGAAATTTTCATGTAACTGGAAATCATAGCCCCCAACTCGTTCAAGTCGTTACGCTGTGACTTTAAAAGCAAGTTACCTTTGTCAATATGACTGTTAAATTTTTCATACCCTTTAGCACCGTCCGCTAGTGTAGTAGATAGTGTTTTTTGTGATGTGATTTGTTTATCATACGTTTCCATTAAACTGTTACCGTAAGACTTAGCTAGGTTTGTAGCTGTACCCACAGCACCCGACACCATACCCCAAGCGCTAGAAATACCTGTAACAATATTCCCCATTTTAGACAATGAACCCAAAGCACCCGAAATTCCTGATGTCAAACGGTTAAGAAATGAAGTTGTACCGCCTTGTCCTTTAGTGCCAATTTGAGCCATTTCCGTGCTAAGTCGTGTAGCAGAAATTTTCGCTTTTGTCAACTGGTTTTCTAAGTTTTGAATTTGCTTAGGAGTAGCATTATTCATCTTAGCTTGTGCCAAAGCCTTTGTAAGGTCATCTACGTTTTTCTTTGCAAGTTTTAGGGCTTGTTGTGTAGTTTTTAACCCTTTCTCTTGCATAGTCACAGAACCCGTTATTTTTGCGTTCTTGTTCGTTTCTTTAGCTAGACGACCAATATTATTAATTTCAGTCTGTAACTTCTTAGCATTCTTAATAGAGCCATTTACATCAAGTTCTGTCTGTACTATATATTTTTCTTTAGCCATTACTTAATCAGTCCTCTAATCTTTCTTTTTACTACTTGCGATTTGTCGTTATACTCATGTGTAGCTTTTACAAGAGTTTTACTATATCTTTGATGTAAGTTACGGTCATGTAACAATACGTTTAACATTCGCCAGCTTTCGTCTTTAGCTTTGAAACCATTAATAACACCAATATTTCCCGACTTTAAAGAACCATAAGAGCGAGTGATTTGTTTCTTGACTTTCTTAGTATCAAACTTAGCTCTATATCCTGAAAAGTCGCCACCTTTTAGGCTTTTTCTTATCTGCTTTGTTTCTGATAAGTTGCTTTGATGTATTTTTACTATACCTTTCCAAAGCTTTTTATTCGTTTCCTCTGTGAACTTTTGTACATCTATATTGTTTTTGGTTGCCACAATTTAACCTCCACATGTTCCGCATTGTTTAGCTCTTCTGCGCTTGTTTTCTTCTTCTCTTTAGGAATGAGTTTAGAAATTAGCGAGAAAGTCCAGCCTAAAGGGCGGTTATGATATACTTCATAAGGAACTTTTAGGGCTGTCATAGCTGAAATAATAGCCAGCGTTGTAATCTCTGCGCTATTGCCCTCTGTACTTTCAGCCTTTACGCTTTTTTTGTTACGTTATCCAATTGTTCCAAAAGGTCAGCAACCGTCAAAGGCAAGCGTCCACCGAGTAAAGCAGATAAAATTTCTGTTTGTGTATATTTCCCGTCAGCGCAAGCCCAAAAGAAAATAGTCAAGTCAGAATAGCACTCTGTATCAAGTGAACCAAAATAAACTCCTTTGTCTTCCATACGTTGCAAAGCGTCAAAATTAAAATTAAAATCTTCTTTTTTCATTTTCATTGTGTAATTCTCCTTTGTGTGTAATAATTAAAATAAAAAGGTGGGAACTCTTCCAAGCCCTCCACCCTTGAAATTAGACTGTAGCTCCCTCAACATCTTCCGCTGTCAATGGCTTCAAGTCTGAGAACAATTTTTTGAATGCTTTGGCTTTCTTGCTTGTTCCTGTGTCTAAGTCACTATCCAAAATAGCAAACTTAACGAACATACGTTTTTTACCTCCGAGCGTAAAATCGCCTGATGTAATAGTAGCCTTGTGTTCGTACTCTTTACCTGTTGGGCTTTCCTCGTCTGCCTCTGCTGTATCACTTGGACTTGTAGCTTGGCATTGTGGATAGAATGTTACTTTGTAGCCTGTGCCGTCGTCATCACGGTAACGCTCTGCATAAGCAAAGCCATAAGGCTTGTAATTAGCAACATCATCAGTCAAGAACTCTTCTTCTCCGTTCTTAATAGAACCAAAACCAAGAGCGTGTGTTGCAAACTCGTTAGGCATGTCATAAGATTTCACTGTGATTTCAGTAGTCTTAGCACCTGCAATAGTACGATAAGGAGCATTAAAACCAGCATAAAAGTTAGTATTCTCCTGATTTACTTCTGTTTCAATTCCACGCAAGCCAGCAATAGCAGTACCAGCCTTAGCCCCTGTTGGGTCAGGGAAAAACACACCATACCCTAACCCGTGGGTTAATTCATTTTTAGATTCATAAGCCATTATTAAGCAGTACCTCCAATTTTCTTAACAACACCGTTTCCGAACCAACCGCCAGCAACTGACAACGTGCCGAAAACTTTCACTTTATTTTTACGAACATCTTTTTTGATGACAATTTCAGGAGTTAACGAACCAATAAGCAAAGCTGTATCAGGATTGATTACAAGGCTCTTGAAGTTATCAGATTCCGCAAAGTAATCAACTTCAAAAACTGGAATAGCAAGAGCAACAAAGTCATTATCTTTAGTTAACATAATGTCATTAATTCCCTGTACATAATCGCCAGTAATTGCCTTAGCTTTATCAACCAAACTTTTTTCAACTTGTTTATATAAATCACGTGTAACATGTTGCACCGCTTGTTGAATAGCTTGTACTGTAATATCTCCAGCGTCATCAAAAGTTACTTCCGAGGTTAAACCGCCATTAATAACCTCTGTTTCAAAATTTACCGCCTGTTTATCTACCACTTGGAAAGATTGCAAAACATTAGCGTCTTGTACCTTAACACGTGCAAGCAAAGGGAAAGCATTGAAGTCCTCCCCTTTAATTACACTTGTAATAGTTTCTTGGTAGCGGTCTGTGATATTAAAATCAGCCACTTACTACCACCTTTCTATTATTCGCCCGCTTTCTTTGTAAGGAATGCTGAACGGTTTTTACCACGGATTGAACCACCGACAAGAGTTTCAGCCAACCATTGCTCAACGTTATAACGTAGGTCAAAGTCGTTGTAATTATCCATGTTCAAATCTCCGATAAGAACGAACTCGTCAGGGTTATAAACCGCCACATCTCCGTCTTTCATCCATACACGAGTTTCAATAGTTACAGCTCCGAAAGATTGAGCAATTTGCGCTTTAGTAGCCAACTCATTGAAACGGCTGTGTCCGTCAGTTCCTTTTGCTTTACGTAGCTCTGCATAAGTTTTAGGTGACATTACAATAACAATGTTGTCAGAAATTGAACATTGAGCAACACCGTCAGTAATACCCTCGAACAAGTCAGTATATTCAAGTTGTGGAGTCCATAAGTCAGAAGTAGCACCTTTCAAACCGTAGATACCATTAGACCCGTCATTTTTACCGTAAATCATGTTATACTCAATTTTTTGAATTACCAAGTTAGGAATGATTGACATAACATACTCAGACAAAGCACCAGCGTCATTTACACCTTTAACAGTTGCTTTATCCATTTCGAGGTAAGCCTCTGCCATTTGAGGACGCAATGAGCGTTTAGTAGCTGTGCTAGATTTTTTCTTATCTGAACCAGCAACAAACATTCCCTCGAGTCGTGTATCGTCCACACCGTCCTCAGCAAGAGTCAAACCTTGAAAACGAGCTTTAACAGCACTATCATAGATACCAGATTTTTTAGCGTACTTAGAAGTGATAGACCCGAGTGAGTTAACCACATTCAAATCTCCAGCGTTAGTAAATTCACGCAAGAAACCTTTTTCAGGCATTTCTGCCATTTTTTCCCCGAGTTCACGCATGAAAGTCACTTCTTTGTCTTTAGGTTCTTCACGTTTCATATTTGCTTCATTTTGCGATTTAATTTCAGCAAGTTCACGTTTCATTTCTTCCACTTGTGCAAGTGCTTGTTCTTTAGCCGATTCAGCTTTCGCAACCATTCCAATTACATCAGTTAAATTTTCCATTTGTTCGTTTTGTTCCTCTCTTGTTTTTAATACTTTTGCACCTTTGTTACTTGGTTTAGGAGTTAGTGAAACTTCCTTAATAACCACATCTCTATAATAGCCTACTCCGTCAACTTCTCGCGCTTTCATATCCCCAGCATTCCAGCCGATAGATAAGCCAGCTTCATCAATTGAACCTTGGTAGGCGTCTTCCTGAACGTAACCCGTAAGAATTACATTATCGTCTTCTAAGTGTACGAACCCTGAACCGATTTTTTCGTTGTGTCGGTTTAAGATGTCAACACCCTCGCCAGCATTAGCAATTGACTCAATTACTGTCTTGTGCTGGTCTAGCGTTCCCAACGGATTCGCTATTCCCCTTAGGGCTTTGATTCCCAACTGTATTTCCTCCTTTTGCTGTTGTTGAAATATAAGCCACAAAATTTTCTTGGTTGAAAACAATGTTCTTATCGTGTTGTTTCAATAATGGCAAAATCTTTTGAATGGTAAAACTAATAATAGTTACCTCGTTAGACTGCCCATAGAGTAATTCTCTAGGTATTCCATATTCAGCCAATGCAATTTCAATTGATAGGTTTGCGTCATTTTGTAACGAACCTGTGTATTCGGGTTGAATTTGTTTAATATCATCATCTTCCCCAATTACTGAAACACCATTAAATTCTCTAGCTAAATCACGTTGTTGCGTCAGTCGTTCCCTGATTCTATCCCAGACTTCTTTAAGACCACTAGCAACTTTTGTTTTCCAGTAAATCTTAATCTGTGCCTGACTGTCTAAGCGTCTTCCTATACCATTACTAGCCATTCCGAACATTTGCCCGAACCGTGTCGGGTTTGCACCATAGAACGGATTAAGTAATAGTTCCCAGCTTTGCGCTCTGACTGTTACGATTCCCCTATTAGGTTCACGAACAACAATATTAAAGCTGTCTGCATTCACTCTAGTAGCATAATAGCTAAAGCCTTTTACTTTGATTCTATAAACCTCTTGACCTGTCAAAGCCCAATAAAATAAATCATTGAGTTCATTAGCTCTTGAATAGTCCACATTATCAAAGTAACTTACAAGACCAAGCATTTTTCCTATAAGTAAATCAGTCGTAGGATTACTTACGGTAAAAGTTGAAAAAGAAACATCTTCAGGCTGACGGAACAAGTTGAATAAACTCATTCTCTAGCCTCCTTTTATTTAAATTCCCCTGTCTTCATGTCAATAGCTTTTCCAAACTCTAATTCGATTTCTCGAACAAACATAGTATCTACAGGCAAATTGAGTTTTCCGAACTCGTTTTGGTAGTTACGTAACATTCGAGTAGTGCGAACATGGCGAACACTTACACCGTCTGAAACATACCAATGTTTTTCTTTTCCTGCGTTGTCAAGTCCTTTGATTAAGTACATTTTAATTTGTTCCTTTCTTACAGTTACATTTTGAACTGGTTTATTAAATAGTTCTAACTCTGCTTTTCTGCGTCTTACAAGACCCTCTAAAGGTTTGCCACCAGCATTTACATACTTAGGTAACATACCCGCAACATACTCATGACTGAAAGCTTTCCAACCGTCAGCAACAAATACATTACCGCAATTATAAGCTAAAGACACAAGAGCGTCAAACTCATTCTGATTTGCTTTGTTCTGTGTATAGTTTTGAACCATAGGAGCATATTTACTATTTAAGTCCTCTACCAGTTGTTTATCAGCTTGTTCTTGCGTCCAAGTCACACCAGCGGGAACACCATAGTGACCCCAGCCTATTGTGTACATAGCCTCCCACGGAACGGGCTTATAAGAAGTTAATCGGCAACCCTCGAACTGTTTAATTAAATTAATACCATTATCTGATACTAGCATTTACCACCCCCTAAGCTTTCAGCATACAGTAAGATACCGTAAGCGTCAGCTGTATTATCATTTTTAGAACCTACAGGCAAAACACCATGTTTTACAGCAAGCTCTATACTTTCCTTTTTGCGTTGTTCTCTCTTACCAGTAATTAAATGATAAGCGCACCACTTAGAATTATCAATAAAAGTAAAACCATTGAGAAGACCGTCCAAAGCACCAATTAGCATTCCATTGCAATTTGCTAGGTTTATACTTCCTTTTCGACTTCTACCCATGATAGGAGTTTCAATTGCCATGTGGTAGCCCTCTAGTCCTTCTTCTTTGATTAGGTCTTTAAGTGCCTCGATTACCGTGTAAGTTCTTTCCCAAGCATTTAATTTTTTATTATAACAAAAGATAGTTCCAGCAACTACATTACCGTTTTTATCTCTGTAAGCATAGCCTGTTCCCTCGCCCTGTTTAGAGCCTGTAGAAAAGTCTATGGCAAATATTTTCGTCATTGTTACCTCCGTTTAAATCGGCAAAGAAAAAGAAGTGACAATAGCAAAATGTTCTTTGTTAGAGTAATCAACATTCACTCCATAATCTTGAACTAATTCTATAAAGCCCAAAATTTCATGTAGCTGTTCTTTACTTTCAGCGTAATAAACATTTTTTTCAGCCATTGCTTTTACCTCCTCTTTACTTGATGAATTAATTATACCATTGATTTTGACCCGCAATTTTAACAGTTACTACAAACAACTTAAATATTTTGTAACCGAAAAATAATATATTGCTTATAAATAGCATGGTTGTCATGTTTATGAATTGTTTGTACATTGTGAACACGTGAAAAATCAAAAAACATGTGCTATAATAAATTTACAAGATAAAGCTATGGCTAGTAATTAAGTGTGAATGCCTAAGGCTTGTATATATCTTCTTAGCGTAAGCCTAAGTGAAAAAGAAAGGAAACTTTCAAAGTGAGCTGAACAAGCGTTGAAACATTTAAACCCTGATTACTTAAACCCCAAGTAAGCCTAAATGGTAATAGCTTATAAAAGTTTGTAGTGTTGGTTTTATATCATGGATAGCGGATTGACTTTATAAGTGAAATTGTTCTTTCATTAAGAAACAGGGTTGTGCTGATTAGTTTATGCCAGTTCACAGCACGTAAAACAAACGAGCGGTACAATGCTGTAACAAGAGCTAGCCACGAACTCCTATTACTATCTGTTAGAATCTCTTAGCATTGTATGACAGGGGGGAAATAAAACTGTAAAATAAATGTATATAGATAGTAATTGACAACGAGAAAAGAAGTGATATAATAAGAGTATAGAAAAAGAAAAGAGGAAAACAAAATGATTTATTTGTGGGCTATAATTACTGTAGCTTGTGGAATCTTAGCTACAATTAATTTTGCTGGACTTTGGGGAATTTGGTTTTTAGCTTGTGTGCTAAGTGGTATAATGGAATATATAAGTTTAATGAAAGGATATTAAAATGATTTTAGCGGAAGTATTTGCATTTGCCTTTTTATACTTTTTGGTTTTGATTGGTGTAATTATGGCTGTTTGGTTTATAGTTTTATTCAAGGAGGTAAATTCTGATGATGATTAAAAATTTAATTGCTATTTGGTTATGTGTATTAACACTTAGTTGTGTTGCTTTGGGTAATACTCCTTTAAGTTTATTCTTTTTGATGTTGCAAATTATTTACATGATTATTGTATTAGTGGAGGCTTTTAGATAATGTTAGAAAGAATTATTTGGAGTATAGCAATTTTAAATGTAGCCTTGTTTGCGTTTGGGTTTACTTTTATCGCAAGTATTTTATTTTGGGTAATGGTTTCACTAATGATTATAGATATTATAGGAGGTTAAAGAATGACAATTTATGATGACTTAAAAGCAATTAATAAAGATATTGCAAAGGCAAAAAATATTAAATGGCAAAAAGCAAGAGGGGAATACTGGGTGGTTCGTTTAACTAATATCTATCCTGACTATCATGTTTATCTTTCTTATGATATTACATCAGGAAATTTTGAGGTGCAAGCTTTTGTAAAAGCGGGTGTTTTGTAATGAACATTTTCGATAGAGTAACCACAGCAAAGGCACTAAAAGAGCGTGAAGACTTTGGAGGTTCGCAAGCGTGGTATGTTGAAAATGTAATACCTAAAGGCACGCTATGTTATATGATAGGAACAGAAAAGAGTTTTAAATCTACTACAATGTTAGACTTAGCCCTTTCTATTTCTAGCGGTTCAGATTGGTTAGGAGAACACACAGAACAAGCCAAAGTGTTATATATCCAGCCTGAAAATACCGCCATAGTCGAACACATGAGGCTGAACCATTCACAGCGAGAAAGTACCGATAATTTACATATGCTTATGTATCAATTCCAAATAGATGATACAGACCAACTTAGAGGCTTATATCGCTATATCAGAGAACATGATATAAAAGTTGTGATACTTGATAACTTAAAGGACTTACTAAGTTCTCAGGACGCTTTGAACGACATGACAACAGCGAACGACATTATCAAGAAAATAAATAAAATGAAAATGGACTTTCAAGATGTTACTTTCATTATTACACATCACACAAGTAAGGCAAGACTAGAGCAGTCATATACTGACAAAGATTTCACAGTATTGCCGTCTATGGGTTTAGGGTCTTCTGCTTGGTCTGCTTCTTATGAGGTATGTTTGACTTTAAGCCCTAAGAAAGGTAAACAGGGAAATTATTCAGTATTAACAGTCTTTGCCCGTAACTTCCAGTATAAAAAGCGTGTGTGCGTTGGTTATGTTGCTGACACATTCACTTATATTTATCCTGATGAAATAGAAAGGAAAAAGAACAACCCTAAGCAAATCAATGACTTAGAAGAAGAAACAGGAGATATACAGGAAGAAATAAAAGCCTTTGAAACAGCTTTGAAACAAGTTAATAAAATAACAATAACAGAAGATTAACCACTTTGTAATTGACAAGGTGGTTTTTTTGTTTTATAATTAAGTCATAAAGTTAAGGAGAGCAAAACAATGAAAACAAATATAGAGGTACATTTAAAAAATGGAAATTACTTATCTAGTAAATTTTACGAAATAACTTTTCACGGCTTGTCATTGCATGGTAGAGTTGAACAATTTCTTTATGAAAAAGGAGTTTTAGAGTTTCAAGACAAAGAAGATAGTAATGTGTGTTATTATTTCCCGTTTGAAAGTATAGAACACATAGAAGAAAGGAAAATAAAATAATGGCACTAGCAGAAGAACTTTTAACACTAATCGCAAAGAACCAACACGAGAAAGACCCTTATAAAGCTGATATGCTACATGAGTGTTTAACAGCAGTAATGAAGTATTACGATAAGAAAGATGATAGATTATTAGATACAACTCTTGAAGTAATTAACTCAAACCTATCACAGAACCTTTCAATTAACGCTGTAACACCCGAAAACATAACGGAAGATATAATAGACCTCCTAACCCCTAAAGACTTACTACAGGCTCAAATATGGCTTGTAATGAGAGGCAAAGGAGAATGTAACGAAAATGAAAAACAAAGGTTACGAAAACTTTATATAAAAGTAGTTGACAAACTAAAAGGCAAAAGTTATAATTAATATATAAAATAAAGAAAGGAAGTAATTGAAATGAAAGTTTGGCAAGGTGCGTTAACAATGTTTGTAAGTTTGGTTTTACTTGGTACTGGTGGCTGTTACTTAGCTAATAAGAACGTGCCTGTGCCTGAACAGCAAGAACCCGAACAACATTTACAATTGGAAGAAGAAAACAAGGAAATGGAGATTATTACAGTATGATTGATGTATATATTTATTTTAAAACTGGTAAAGCACTAGAGTACAGCTTTAGCGATTGGAACAATTTGAGTAAAGCAGTTAATGAAGATATTAAGCATTATATCCGAAATAACAGAAAGTTTGAAATTCATGTAATTCCACCAGAGGGAGAAAGGATTATTATTAATTATGGCTATTGAGAAAGTTGTTTATTATTATGACGACGGAACTAAAAAAGAATATCCTCCCCGCTTGTCAGCTTTAGAACAGCTAGAGGAGTTTAAAACATCAAAAGCAGATATAGCGGATTTGTATGAGTTCTTACAAGAGCATTTAAGCCGATTTGAAAAGAATCTATCTATTTGTTTCAGTCACATGGTAAATGAGTTAGGCTTTAGCGATATAGAGGCTAATGAGCTTTTAGACCATTGGTGTGATGAATGGGCGGTAAATAACTTACATATTGTTCTAACTGGTTATTGTGTTCAATGTGGAAACGCAAGCGACAAAGTGTTTTGTAGTGATATGTGTTATCAAGATTATCTAAAGGAGAATGAAAAATGAGTAAAGTAGTGAAATGCCCTAATTGTAAAGATACAAATATTTTTGTAGTGCAAGGCTATGCTTTAGCGGTACAATATCAATGTAAAGAATGTAGAGAATCATTTGTAAGAGAGGTTAAAAAATGAAAGATTATTATGCAAACCAACACGGACAACAGTTACAAGATTTTTTAGTAGCTTTCTCAGATTGGCAATTAAAAACATGGAACTATAACTTTACAATGCCTCAAGGTTTCTTTTTACTCAATGCTTTAAAATATAAAGTACGAGCTGGAAAGAAAGAAAATAACTCACTAGAAAGTGATTTACAGAAGATTGAGGATTATATTATTTTAGCTGTTAGAGCTGGTTTTGAACGTTACGAGGTAGAATTAGAACTTGACAAGCTATTACAAGCCTTTGAAAATTACACGGGAGGGGAGTTTGAATGGTGAAGTATTACGCTTTTAACCAGTCAGAATTTAAATGGTTTGATACTAAAGATGACTTGGCTGAGTTCTTAGGCTGTACAGTTAAATGGCTAGAAGAACGACTACAGCATAAAATACCACAGTCACAAGGATATTTTATTGGAAAGGCGGGAGTAAATGATTACTAGTTGGGAAGATTTTGAAGAATGGAGAAGTGCAAGCCTTGCATACCACAACCATTACAGCATGGCTAATTATAGTAACGCTTTGACTTACTTTGAATATGCTAGAGAGTATTTTAATAAAAATGGTTTTCCTACACTTCCAAAAGGACGCAAAAAGTGGAAGATAGAAGAAATCAGAAAACAAAGAGATGATATAAATAAATGGATAAGAGGTAGAAAATAATGGCACTAACAATTCAACAATTAATTGAAAAACTACAAAAAGTAGAAGACAAAAGCAAAGATATTTATTTTGAATGCCCTGAGGATTTTTACAGCGTTGACGGAGTTTATTTAGACGGTCAAGGAGATATTGCTTTATATAACCACATGTACTCAGATGTTTGCCGTTGTGAAGATTGTAAACAACGTTTAAAAGAATTGTAATACAATTGTAATTGACAAA